GAAGATGCTACCAGCGTTACTCCTTAATGTAGTCCAATCGTTAATCGTGGACAAAGCCCAGTCGTTAGCTAAAGAACACGTTGCTGACGCAATTGAAAGAAACCTGGATGAAGACCAGAAGAAAATGTTAGATGATGTTGTAGATATGATGCCTGACAACCAGTTTAAGACATTTAAGGAATTTATTGGATAATATATGGCTACAAAGAACTACAAGAAAACTCCTAAAACAAATGTAGGTGATATTATAGAAGGTTTTGGGTTTTCTGGTGGTCCTAGAGGAAAATCTGCATCAAAAAATAAAACTGTAGGTTCTGTTACAGGACAAAAAACAGATAATATGGATTTTTTATTTGATGATATTTCTAAAATACATTTTCCTAAAGGCAAGCTAAATAGAATAAATATAAAAAAATGGCAAGGTGAATTAGGACCACCTAAGAACCCAATGCCCTCCAGTCATCATAGAAAAGTAGCCAATATTAAACTGAATAAAATGAAGGTAAATAAAAAGTGAAACTAAGTAAAAACTTTAGTCTCAAAGAGCTTACCAAGTCTTCAACAGCAGTTCGACATGGGATAGACAATAACCCAAACAAAGAACAAATGATTAACCTCGTTGTTCTAACGAACTGCGTGTTGCAGCCGATTAGAAATGCTCATGGTCGTGTAGATGTCAACTCTGGGTTAAGGGTACTGGAGTTGAACCGTGCTATCGGAAGTGGAGATTCAAGTCAGCATGTGCAAGGCATGGCGGCAGACATCGAGTGCCCTGCTATCAGCAACATGGAGTTAGCTGAGTGGATTCGGGATAACCTTGAGTTTGATCAGTTAATCCTAGAGTTCTACACACCTTCAGACCCTGCTTCTGGTTGGGTCCATGTGTCCTATAACAAAGAAGAAAATAGGAAACGTGTGTTAAGAGCAGTTAAGAATGATGGAAAAACAGTATATCAAGAGGGACTTACGTAATGGCAAAGAAAAACTACAAGAAGACACCTAAGACAAACACAGGTGACATAATTGAAGGTTTTGGTATTGGAGGCGGGCCTAGAGGTATGTCTAGAAAAACTGGTTACAAGATAATGAATAAGTTTTTCAAAGATAACCCAGACCTTAAACCTAATAAAAATCCTGCTAATTGGAAAGGTAAAGCTCATACTCCAGGTACAATTAAAAAAGACCCAACTCGTAATATGAGAGAGTGGCCTGAACATTTTAAAAACTCAAAGTTTCAAAAAATGAAAATTGGTGGATGAAAGCAAAGAAAGAGATACTAGAGGAACTGCATGGTTCGGTAGCACTTGAGCTACTTCGCAGGATTAGAAGTGGTGAAGCACTCCCTGCTGACATAGCGAACTCCATAAAGTTCCTCAAGGATAACAATATAGAAGGACTAGCAACCGAAGGATCACCTCTTGGCAATTTAGTCAATAGTATGCCTTTTCCCTCTCGTGAAGAATTAAAGGAATTGAACTAATGAAACCTGGACTCTATGCAAATATCCACAAAAAACGTGCTCGTATCAAGGCAGGTAGTGGAGAGAAGATGCGTAAAGCGGGTGACAAAGGTGCACCCACTAAAGCAAACTTTGAACGTGCAGCAAAGACTGCAAAATACCAGAAGAAAAAGTAATGGCTAAATCTCCTGCTTGGCAAAGGAAAGAAGGTAAGAATCCTTCTGGGGGTCTTAACGCTAAAGGCCGAAAGAGCTACAACAAAGCTACTGGTGGGAACTTAAAACCTCCTGCTCCCAACCCTAAGTCCAAAGAGTCTAAAGGAAGAAAAAAGTCATTCTGTGCTAGGATGAAAGGTATGAAAGCCAAGTTGACTTCTAGCAAAACGGCACGTGACCCAGATTCACGTATTAATAAATCATTAAGAAAATGGAAGTGTTAATATGCCTTCAGGACCAGGAACTTACGGTAGTAAAAAAGGCCGCCCACCTAAAAAGGGTAAAAAGAAGTGAACACGTATATGCCTATAAGGAAGGTGGGGCGGGTTCCTCATCGTAAAAAGGTAACTTATAGTTATCGTGATCAAATTATTGATACCTATATTTACTTAGGATATTAAGTATATAGTAATTCATACAAAGGACGTAGACGAATGGAAACGATAGTAGATGACCTAAGAGACTTCCGTAACTTTCTCTTTGTCGTGTGGTCCCATTTAAACCTTCCAGAGCCTACTCCAGTACAGTATGATATAGCCGATTATCTACAGTCGGATGAAAAACGTATTGTCATAGAGGCATTTCGTGGTGCAGGGAAATCTTACATTACCTCTGCTTACGCATGTCACCAATTATACCTCAATCCTGAAGTTAAAATACTCGTAGTATCTGCAAGTAAGATTAGAGCAGACGACTTCAGCACCTTTACCATGCGGCTTATTCAGGAGATGCCGCTTCTTCAACATCTCATTCCTAGAGACAACCAGCGTCAATCTAAGATTAGTTTTGACGTTGGTCCTGCCAAAGCATCTCACAGTCCCTCTGTGAAGTCTGCTGGTATTACTGGTCAGTTGGCTGGTAGCCGTGCAGACTTGATTATTGCAGATGACATAGAGATACCTAATAACTCCATGACACAAACTATGAGAGACAAGATCGCAGAGGCTGTTAAAGAGTTTGATGCTGTCTTGAAGCCTGATGGTCGTGTAGTCTATCTAGGTACACCACAGACTGAGATGAGTTTGTATGAAGTATTACCTGAACGTGGATACAAAGTTAAAATATGGCCCGCTAGGTACCCGAAGGATATTGTTAAGTACAATGGTAGACTAGCGGATACACTGACTAAGCAGGTAGACTCTGATCCTACCATCACAGGACAACCTACTGACCCAAAACGCTTCGGAGACCATGATCTCTTAGAACGTGAGTTGTCCTATGGTAGATCAGGGTTTAGCCTACAGTTTATGCTAGACACGAGTTTAAGTGATGCCAATAGATACCCACTTAAACTTGAGGACTTGATTATAATGGATGTAGATAGTGAAAAGGGACCAGAGAAGATTATTTGGGGAAGAGATAAAGATAAGATTGTGGACATTCCTAATGTCGGTCTTCCTGGTGACTTTTATTATAAGCCCTTGGATACTGTTGGAGATTACATTGATTACACGGGTTCTCTCCTGGCTATAGACCCTAGTGGTCGTGGTCAAGACGAGACAGCATACGCTGTAGTTAAGATGCTGAATGGTTATCTTTATGTCGTAGACTTTGGTGGCATAGAGGGTGGTTATGGAGAAAGTGTACTGAAGACCATAAGCATGATTGCAAAGCAGCATAAGGTTAACTATGTACTTGTGGAATCTAACTTTGGTGATGGTATGTTCACTGAGTTGCTTAAACCTGTGTTGACTAAGGTTCACCCTGTGACGATAGAAGAAGTCAGACACAACATCCAGAAAGAGAAAAGGATTATTGATGTCTTAGAACCTGTTATGAATCAGCATAAGCTAGTGATCGACAGGAAAGCACTTGAGAAAGACTATAGTTCAGTACAACACTACCCACCAGAAAAGCAACCTAAGTACATGTTAGCTTACCAGATGACTAGGATAACTAGAGAACGTGGGGCTTTAGTACATGATGACAGGTTAGATGTATTGTCTATGGCAGTAGCATACTGGGTAGAACAGATGTCTGCTGATGTAGATCGTGAGATGAAGACAAGAAAAGATGAGTTGCTAGATAAGGAACTTGAGAAGTTTATGCAGAATGCCATTAGTGTAAATAAGTTTACTGAAGTAGAACCTAAGTGGTTTAGTATATAGTTAGTATATAGTGTAGTGGTACTACTATAGTATACTAATGTATGTATCTAATGTCCTGTTAGTCATAATTTGGTAAAAAAATATGAGACCCTTAGTTATCGATGGGAATCGTGATTACCCCCTTTGGGGGTACCACGGTAAACCCGTGTGGCACAACATTTGCATTCCTGTGTGTACCTGGGTGCTCGACCGTGGGTGACCTGGGTATAATGTGTGCATACCTGTGTATACGTGAGGATTGATTGGGGATATAGGTATTCATTGGTTTGATTAGCTATATCTCCAATTGCATCTGTTTTTTTAACGAAGTTAAACCAAGGTGACCAACGTCACCTGTGTTGCCGTGTGACGACCAAGGTCGTTGCGTGTGTTAGCAACGTCTGAGCGTGTGCGGGCCTATGTGCACAGCAC